GTGCGTCGCGCGGGATAAAACCACACCATCATTTAAAAATAACTGTTCAATCAAAAATGAACTAACGAAAACCATGGGATCGAAGAAACGAAGCATAGAGGAAAAGCCTACTCTGCAACACATTGCGGAGGCATTAGGTGTATCGGCGCGATGGGTATCAAAGCTCAAGGATGATGGAATGCCAGTTCACGACATCGAGCTTGCAAAGTCCTGGCGCGATGAGCAGATCGGAGCTGGCGACATCGACGAGAAGATCAAAATTGCCCGTCACGCAAAACTGGTCGAGGAAGAGAAACGGGTCAGACTACAAAACGAGGAAGCGATGGGCATATTGATATCCCGTGCCGAGTGCCAGGAAGCATGGACGCGACTGGGCGCGGCAATCTCAAAGGCACTCCAGATGGCAGCAAAGGAAATCCCGCAAGTCTGCCTCGGGCTAGGCATCTCCAAGTCGCTCCCGAAAGCCAAGGATAAGATGAATGAGATTCAGACGCTGCTTGCCGATGCTGAGTCGGAGTTTTGGGAAGAGCATAAGGAGAAAGAATAATGATCGAGCTTTCCGCATTCCGCAGCGCGGTTAAACCACCATCCAACCTTCACCCGGCGCGATGGTGCCAAAAGCATGTCCATGTCGAGAACTCCGAAGTCAGCAGCACCTTCGACCCTGATCAATTGCGATGGTGGATCAAGCCGATGGGCTGCTTTGCGGATTACGAGACACGAAACATGGTATGCCTAGTCCCTCCCGGCTTCGGCAAGTCCACCTTTTACGAGGCAATTAGTTGTTGGATCACAAGCGAGAATCCCGGCAGCGTCCTTTACGCATCCCAAAACGACAAGGATGCGGAGGTATGGGGCGAAACCCGACTGCGGAAATCCCTCAAGAAATGCGAACCGCTCCGCGACCTATGGCCGCAGAACGAGCGCAACTCATTTCGCAAGGACGCTTTGATATGGCCGCATATGTTTATGATGATCGGCGGCGCGAACTCATCCAACTTTCAAGAGAAGTCGATCACCTTCGGGCTGGGCGACGAGGCTTGGACATGGAAGCACGGGCTAGTCAGGGAATGGTTGGCTCGATCCCACAACCGGGAAAACCGAAAGTTTATCCTAGCGTCGCAGGCGGGATTCATATCGACAGATGACGGGATCGGGCAGACATCCGAGCTACACCTAGAGCATGACAAGTGCCGCAAGTGGGAGTTTGCGTGGAAGTGTCCAGGGTGCGGGAACGTCCATCCATTCAACTTCGACCAGTTGAAATGGGACGATGTGAAGCGGGATGACGGGACACTTGATGACCAATCTACCGCCGATACCACTCGCCGTGCATGTCCAACCGAGGATTGCGGGCGGGAGTTTGCTGATACCCCGGCAGAGCGTCGAATGCTCCACGATAGCCACAAGGAAAATGATGGGTATCTCTGCGTATCTGATTCAGGATTGCGGGGATACGAGGGATTCCATGTGGACTATGGCGCGAACTGGCGCGTGGCATGGGGGGTCGATGTGATGCAGAAGCTTGCAGCGGATCGTCAAAACGCGATGGGTGACCACACACTTTTGATGCAGTGGTATCAAAAGAACCGTGCCATCGGATGGACGGATACCCAAGGGGCGGCGACCATTGAGTTGAAATATGCCGGATATACCGAGGCAGATTACGAGAACGCTCGCAAGATTGATGGCGAGACATTCCGATTCGGGACGCTGGATGCCGGCGGCGATCACTTCTGGCTTTCGATTCGGGCATGGGCGGAAGGAGGGGCATCAAAGTTGCTGCATTTCAGCTACCAACCGACCGAGGATGCAGCCCGCACTATCCTTGACAGCTACGGGGTCGAACCTCATTTCACATTCCTTGATATGGGATTTGAGTCAGAGCGCATGGCAGGCATATGCATCAAGCATGGCTGGCAGGGCATCAAGGGTGACGGCAACCGCAAGAACGGATGGGAATGGCAGATCAAGGCAGGCGCGAACAAGGGGCAGCGCGAGGTTAGGCTCTACAATAAGCCCCACTTTGAGAAAGCGAAGAACGGCGGGCGGGCAAAATGCTGGACGATTGCCACCGAGTCTTTGCAATACATCCTCCAGCGACTCATCAACGGCGAGGGCGCGGAATGGCTGGCGTATGATGACGCGCCGCCGTCATATCCTAAACACCTCAACGGCGAGTATCTCGGAATTGACAAGGATACGCGCGGGCGGGAAGTGCCAAAATGGAAACGCAGGGGAGCGAACCACGGGCGGGACTGTGAGATATACCAGCTTGCAGCCGCCCTGATGTTCAGGGTATTCATCCACTCACCGGAAGGCTAGGTTTGACATTCGCCACGATGCTCCGACAAGCAAGGTGTGAACGTCGCCAGCCTCGGGAACTCCATATACTACGCGCTCAAGGACTCGCCGCAGGCTATCGCAGCGATCAGGACTGAGTTTGCAACATTGGCACTTGCACTAGCAACGACACCGGAAAGCACCGCCCAGGTGACAAGTGCCACGGTCAACGGGCAATCCTTTTCCTCGCAACCCACGATGACGCAGGGGCAACGGTTCGCAATGCTCCGTTGGGTTCTTGCCTGCTGCGACAACGGAGGCACGATATCTTCAACCCAAGTATCCACGTTCTAAGATATGGCAACGATCCTCAACGAATTCGGGCAACCTTGGACATTCGCTCACGCCGCTGACCGATCCAATCGGCGTGGCCCGCAGTATCAAGTTCGCAACGATGATATCGAGCGACTAATACCAGCGAACGACCGTAAGACCCTGGCTAGCCTATCTAATCGGCTTTACCTGAACATGGGAGTGCCTAAGGCTTGCGTGAACCAGAAGGCTGATTACGCCGTGGGCGAGGCATGGCTTCCAACATATGCAAACGTGGCAGATGCCGAAGCAGGAAAACCCGTTGCATCATTCCTGCGCGATATCTGGATGCCACAATGCGACACGCGCGGCGGCATCTTCGATTGGCATAACCTGCTATATCTTACGTCCATCGCCATCGACCGTGACGGGGATGTTTTCTGGCTGCTCGTCAAAGGGGCTGACAACTTCCCGAGAATCCAGATGGTGCCGGGGCATCGTTGCTATTCCAGCGGCATGTCCACGACAGTGCAGGAGGAAGGATCATGGAAAGGATACCGCATCATCGACGGGGTGATCTATTACGCCAGCGGCAGACCAGCGGCCTACCGATTCAACACCGGAAAGGACGGGGAAGAGGTATTCACTGACATTCCAGCATCGGATGTGATCCATATGTTTGATCCCACCCACTGCGATCAGGGGCGGGGATTGCCAGCATTCACCCATGCGCTTGAATCGCTCAAGATGTCGCTGCTTTCCACCGAGGATGAGCGGATCAGGCAGCAGATTGTTTCACGTTTGCATCTCACCGTATTCAACGAGAACGGCGCACCCGACCCAGATGACCCGACCACGGGCATCGGCACGGATTCCAGTTCTCCACAGGAACTCAGCACCCGAGCCTTCCCAGGTGGCACGCAATATCTAGCCAACGATGGCAGCACACGTATTGAGCAGATGCAGCACGGCAACCCTGGCCCCATCTGGGATGCGTTCCAAGACCGTCTTGCGCGGGAAGCGATCATTCCCGTCTGGTCTTACTCCGTGTGGAAGTCCACCGGACAAGGAACATCAGAACGAGGCGAGATAGTTAAATGCCGCCGATTCGTCACCAAGCGTCAAAGCACTCTATGGTATGCAGCCAAACGTGCGACGAGCTGGGCGTATTCGGTATTCGCTAGCACCGGACGCGTCCCTCAACTCCGCAACCCAGCGGCATGGGCTTTCTCATATCCCCCACGCCTATCCGTTGACGATGGCAGGGAATCCAAAATGGAACTCAACGAGCTTGTCACAGGATCACGCAATATGTGCGAGGTTCTAGAAGCCCGTGGACTCACCGAGGATCAATTCTACGATGACCGCGCCCGCTCCGTCTGGATGCGGAAGTTTAAAGCGCAGGCAGTATCCGAAGAGATGAATGCCAAGCACGGAGCAGAGATCAATATCGAAGACCGGGAAATGTTCATGCAGACCGCAAATGAAGTGGCGGAAACCGACGAACAGGAACCGGCAGCACCACAACCACCAACCACACAAGAAGATGAGTGAACTAGTAAAAATTGAAAACAAGGCAGGACGAGTAAAGCTCACCGATGCCGTAACGCCTTGGAGTGTTGAGAAACTAACCGAGGATATCGGGAAGCTCTTCGGCGCATCAGCCAGCGCACAGGGGCAGGACTTCGGAGCGATGATGAATTGCGCTGAGAATGCCGTCGATACCCTTGAAATCGAAATCAACTCACCGGGCGGCAGCATCTTCGATGGATATAATATCTATCGCGAGATCAAATCCCTACAAGAGCGCGGTGTGGTAGTCACAGCAACGATCACCGGGATGGCAGCAAGTATGGCGAGCGTAATTGCGATGGCTTGCGATGAAATCCAGATGGTTCCACACGGTCGAATGATGATCCACGAAGCGTCACAAGGAGTTCGCGGCAATGCTGAAGAGTTACGCAAAGCCGCCGACCTGCTCGACGGAATCAACGGCGACATCGCGGCAATCTATTCCGAGCGCACAGACAAGTCTATGGAGGATGTTCGCACAATGATGAAAGCGGAGACATGGATGACCGCCCCGGAAGCCTTGGAAATAGGCTTTATAGATAGCGTGTTTGACATTCGCCAAAAGAACCCGACAAAAACGGACATGAGCTTACTTAACCGACTCACATCACCTTCTTCCGAAGAAGCCTCCACCAAGATCGAAGCACTCGAAACCCAGATCACCGGACACGATGCCGAGATCCAAGGATTCAAGGATAAGCTAGAAATCGCCGAAACCGCTTTGCAGGAAGCCGCAGGATTCAAAGCAGAGATCAAAGCGTTCACCGCCGAAGTCACTGCACTGAAAGCCGAGCGCGACACCCTCGCCGCCGAGGTTGCAACA